CACCCATAGTGGGTGCGCTTACCGCCTTAAGATAACTCTCAAGGGAGACTGCTATGCCAACACGTGACCAGATGAGTGTCGCGACAATGACACAAAAATGGGTAGGATCGCCGGACTATGTCTCGGTGACCAAAGCGTTAGGGCAAAAGCAGACCATCTCAGCGCTAAACAACGCTGGGATGTGGGTACCTGGCATCCTCCGACTAAACCCTGTGACCATCGAAAAATGGTTACAAGTCGGGACCCCTGCAAGTATTGTGCCTCGTAATTTGAAATACGGGACCAATATTTTGACTGTCGAGGGTGACATATCATCATATCTGATGATGGTCGCCTCGAATTGGGTTATCAACACTCAGCTTTACGCTGGGTGGGATGCGACAATGGCGTCTTACTCACTCGCTAAGGCTTATGCCAAAATGAGTGAGCCAGATTTTGACGCCGGTATGATCCTGGTCGAGCTCGATGAAACTATTCATGGGCTCTTCCATCCGTTAGATGCTCTGCGCAAATATATACGCAATTTTAACAAAATGCGTAGAAAAGGTGCAGGGCCTCATATGACGGACACTCTCAACATGCTCTCAGGTTCATGGCTCGAATGGCGATACGGGATAACTCCCTTAATCATCGCTGTTGAGTCGGCCATTAAGCACTTCAAAGACCAATCACGGACTTTGCAAGGACAAATGTTGAGAAAGAGAGGAAAGGTTGAAAAACCAAGGTACGTGCCCCCGATGTCCTTGGGGACCGCACCTGGTTATTGCAGCCTTTCAGGAGATATGGCTGTTGAAATTCAAAAGAAGACTGTGTCTTCTTTGTATTTCAACTTCACGCAACCAGTTACTTGGCAAGAGCGTTATGGATTGAATATCCTAAACGCCCCGGCTCTAATCTGGGAACGTGTTCCATTATCTTTCGTGCTGGATTGGTTTCTCGGCGTTGGGCTGTGGCTGCAATCCATTAACTTGTCCGATAAACGGACAGTTATTGGATCGACTACATCCCAGAAGACCACAGTAACTTTTCGGTTACCCGATACAAAAGTTTCTTTCGGGGCGAACAGTTATCGCTGTGGTTCTTCTGCCGTACTTACGTACGAAAAACTCGAACGTAGGGTGAACCAAACCCCGCCACTGTTACCAGTGGTGAACCCGGCATTCTTATCCCTACAAAGGAGATTAGATGCCGCAACCTTAATCTGGCAACGATTGCCAAAATTTAGGAGGTAGTTATGCCAATTTCTGGTATAACCCTGTCTGACAGCCCAACAGGTCTGTCAGTCACTGGTGGAACGGTGAAAACGTTTACACCTGATGGCCAAACCGTCACCAACGGCATTCATGTCGCTGATGCATCGGTTACTGATTTCCGTATTCGACCCCACATTACGTGGAAGAACCGGAATCCTCAGCGTCTTGCAGACGGGACCTATGGAAAAGGTAAGAAGGATGTCATTGTGACATATCCTTACCTTGATGCAACGACTGGAAAAGTGGAGTTTGCCACGGCACGTTATTCTTTCGAATACAGCCCGATTATTCCGGCTGCTAATCAAAAGAATTGCCGTCAGCAAATGGCCCAATGCCTGTTCGATGCGGACTGCGAGAATTTCCATGTGTCTGGCGATATTAGCTAGCTATGGTCTCTTCATCGCGGTGCCGGTCATGCATGATGACCATCATCCTATTAACTCTGCTTTGTGCTGTCGTCTTGTTGGCAATGATGCCAAGTTTGATTGGGCGATATGCAGAGTCCCCCTTACCCTCATCGAGGGTGGGTTCAGTTACGGAGAAGATTATCCTAGATCGCCGCGGCGATCTGGATAGTGCGAATCAACGGTAAATACTCCATTGATTGACGTCTTAATGACGGATTCTATTGGTTATACGGTTAAGGCTTAACCGCCGGTACCCGCATCAATAGCGCTATTCTTCGTACCTTCCTGCCTTTAAGGGTAGGATCCTCTTTCCTGGCATCCAGCCAAGGAGTTTGCAATATGCTTAGTCAAGAACAAAAACTTGACAGGGTAGCATCTGAGACTTTCAGGTGTTTACTGAGAGATTTCCGCCGTATTCAGGGCCCAGATTTCGCACGGTCGGCTGAAGAAGCCTTCAATGCTGGAATTAAGGAGTTCAGGGAATTTAGTTGGCCTTCCCTGGGTGTAATTGATGCAAATCGCTATAAAGCGTGGCTTCAGTTACAGCACCTTCACAAGCGGTACCGGTTCACACACGATGCGTTTACAGACGCCGAGCTCGAGGACAATACATACAATAAGTATGTAAAGTTTCAAGAGCAACGCTCCTGTTATGCTCCGCGTACACTCCGTCTCTCTAGAGTGTTGCGGGAGGCACGTTCAATCGCTCGAGAGATCCTCGGCGATATTGATATGGACGTGTTCTCACGTGGGTGTCAGATCGGAAAACGTGCCACCTTGGGAAGTCCCCGGTCGTCTGCTTACATCGACTGTAAGCTCGGGGATCCCAAGGCATTCACGTGTCCAAGCGCACTGAGAGACTGGTTTTTCAATGACCAGCTATCTCTTGATCCTCTTTTAAAAGGGATCATCAAGGACGTCTTTAAAGGACGCTCGTCCCCTGGTAAGGGGCCTGACTTGAGTGCGGACTATCTCAACCTTGTTCTTGTTCCAAAGAGTTGGAAAACCCATAGACCCATAACGCCCCTTTCACTCGTAGGACTTTATTATTCTTACGGTGTTGGAGCTTGTGTGTCTGAGCGGTTGCGTGAGCATGGCCTTGATATCCGTCATCTTCAGATGCGGCATCAAAGGTTAGCTCGTAAGTATTCAGCCACTAAATCACACGTCACTGCCGATTTGAGCAGTGCATCTGATTCTTTGCGGTCTGATATACTTAACGCTGTCCTCCCACGTCAATGGTATACATTGGTCCAGAAGACCTTTGTTCGACGTGTCCGGATTAACGGTGTGGAGTATTACACCGAATCGGTATTGCCTATGGGCAATGGAGCGACTTTTCCAGTCGAAACTCTTGTGTTCTACTGTCTCATAAAGGCAGTAGGCCGCCTCGCGAATGTTAATGGTACGTACTCAGTATATGGAGACGATCTCATATACCCGGCACGTATCCATCCCTATGTTCTTGGAATTTTCCAAGATCTAGGGGTTGGGGTGAACTATGAAAAAACATTTGTTCACTCGTACTTTCGCGAATCTTGTGGTGGTGATTACTACCGCGGATTTGACGTGCGCCCGGCTATGATTCCCGAGCGCCCGTCACATCGGATGGTTGGACTACGCTATTGCCAGTACCTCTATAAGGTTTTAAATGCCTTGTTGAGACGCTGGCATGAACTTGAGATACCAGGAACCGTTCAATGGTTCTATCGGGAAATTCTGGCTAATTCTCCAGAAGTTCTTCAAGTTCCAAGTCATTTCCCTGATACCGCAGGACTGAAAGTCGATATACCTAAATTTGCTTGGTATATTCCTTTCAGCCAACCTAAGTTGTTCTTTAAGAATGGCTCAAGTTGGATTTCTTTCCGGTTCATCAGCGAGATTACGGCTAAATGCCGCCCAGTTATCTCCGAGCGTCCCTTTTATTGGGACACCTTACGATCCATTTCATCCCGCTGCCTTGATTGGCATGCAGGTTATGGATGGTTTAAGGATTTACGGAGTTCTGGTGTCTTTACCGTTCATTACGTTAAAGGCAGACAAGTAGCGCATTGTCCTTCCCTCGATGAGGGTGTGGTCAAGAAACAGGTGTGCACAGTCTCAAACTGGGCATAAGCGTCTCCGG